CTTCTTGCGCCTTACAATCAAAAGCCTCTCGGCTTGGTTGACATCCTTTAGGTTACGGATGTTAATGGCATCCTCAATATCCAGCTCCTTCTGAGACAAGCTCACTTGAATGTTCTGTTCCAGATACGCCTTGTCCACATCGTCCATCTCCTTGCTCACCAGCACCCCGAAGTTGTACATAGGCAAGTCCCTGAAGCTGCTCACCACCTTCATGTTCGTCTTTCCGATAGCCTTCTCGTAGGCTTGGTAGACAACAGACTTTGGAGGGAGGATTTGCAACGCTCTCACGATGTCCTGACACACCTTCTTGTACAGTATCATCGAGGCGTTCTCAATTCCATAGATGGCGTTATTGCCAGCCTGCATAGCCTGCTGACGAACACCAACAAGCTGCTCTCCCTTTGGAGACGTTCCGTCCATCACCTCGTTGATGCCCGTGCTGTCCCGTATCATCCTCAGGTAGTGGTTGTACAGTCCAATCAGCTCGTTGATGTTCCTGATGGAGTTCCCTATCTCACGGATGGGAGGGTTTTGGAATCCACCCTCTGGGTTCTTACTGCGATAGTAAAAAACACCTGTCTGCTCGTAAATATCTTGTATCTCCAGAGGCTGAAGCTCACCACCCTTTCCGAGCTGTACATTCTCCAGTCCCTCGATGTCAATGATGAGTCCGTCAGGCTTCGCCTTGGCGATGCTCTGCTGCAACTTCAAATGCGTAATCTGAAGCATATCAGCAAAACCAATCACCTGCCCTGTCATGGACTTAGGAATCATCCTGCGTAAATTCACAGAAGAGAACGAGAACGAGAAGCGGCACTTAGAAATGTCGTGGACGTTCCGAGGAACATTCATCTTCATCCCGTAGTCAAACAGCTTGTCTGTGCCGATGATGTACTTGCCACCCCACAGGGTTTCAATGTTCATGGCACTGGGCTTGCGCTCGTACACGGAGTTCTTAGGCTCTTTGTAGGAGTATCCCTTATAGTAAAACCCACGGTTTCCGAAGCGTGTCTCCTTGTCCTCGAAGAACACCTCGTCTGTACTCTTGTACTCAAAGTCCAACACCTCTATCGTGTACTCGTCATAGCCATACGAATACCTCTGGATGTTTTTGTCGTAGTAGCGTGAATCGAGCTTAGAGGAGCTGTTGCCATATCTGTTGCGGACAGTCATTGCAATCTTCTTGTACTCGTCCTCCGTGAACTGGTCACCAGCTATCCTCTTTAGCTCTTGTATCGTCATCTTGCGGACATACCCACAGTACATGATGTCATTCATGTTGGGGTCTTCCGTGAAGCTGTGGATGAAACTGATGGGGTCTACATACTTCTCTGTGATGCCGTAGTTGGGGTCGTTCTCACGCTTTGTGACAGCAAGCCCAACATTCACCAAGTCCTCCACACACCGCCTGTAAATAGAGTCGTTGAAGTCATTCCACTCCAACGTCATTTCTGTCGCTAACTGTGCAGCAACTTCTGCATCAGTTTTGATAAAGCTGTCCATAAAGATTTCAACTTCCTCAGGAGTGTCTGGAAGCTGGTCTGGCTCAACTTCAATATCCAGCCCAAGCTGTTTAGCTTCCTCAAGAAGAGGCTTTTGCTTGATAGCAGCTTTGATATAATTCTTTTTACCATCCTTCTGTGTTTGTGATAGGGGGTCAACAGCCTCAAGGTTTGGATATGGCTTCCTTGAGAGTATCTTATTGACTACAATGTTTACGAATTTAGGAACAATAGGTACAGGTCGCCAATCAATATTAAGCAGGCTGCCATCACCAGCGTTAGGGTCAAGACTCGTAAGTATCTGCTTGTATACTGAGGTGTCCTGTGTACCGTTTGCATAGTCTCTGTTCCTTTCAAATTCTTTTAGCCTCCGTCTGTACAGAGAAGCCTCGTCATCTATACTCCCCCACTGACTCTCAATAGCTTTAGCATACGTCAGTCCGTAAGACTTACTACACTTGGTAGCGTGGTCTGCCAACGGGTCTGGGAATGATTTTAGTCCAAACTTGTCTCCCTCCTGCTTACTGTACATTTACGGAAAAATAATATTGCACAAAGATAGTGCTTTACGAGTTGAATTTGAATCGCCTAAAGAACTGCTTATCAGAGGTATTAGCGGGTGGCTTTGGCTTCACATAATTCTGGCTTGCAAGCAGAGCCAACCCCGAACTGATTGTGAGGTCATACTTCGTCCTTTTTGTTATGCGGTAGTTTATCCAGTCGTTGAGCGTCCTGTCGAAGAACATCTTCCCCGCATTGCCCTCCTCATCGTAGCCCACATGGTGGTGGATGTAGCTCTCAATAGCCTGTGCGTGGCTCTGTATTATCTCCGCTGAGTTGGACGGGATGCCCTTCGTTTTCACCTTGATGTTGCTGTTCCCTGTAGACAGGCTCTTGGGTCTGTCCATCAGGTAGCCCATGTAGCCCCTGCTCTCGAAGTACCTCGCTATCCCATACTTGTTGTTCTCTATCAACACCTTCGCCCCGTAGAAGAACGTAGCCATAAGAACGTCCTCGTAAAATATCCTTGCCAGCGGTGGGCGTGTGGCATACTCCAATACAAACTGGTTTGAGGGGATATCCCCACTCATCGTGAATCCCGTGTATATGTGGAACGCACCGTTAGAACCCCTGCTGTCCGTTGTCTCATCGATGTCGTAGGAGTCCACACCACCGAACACGAAGTCGTGTGGGCTTATGAGATGATTCCTTTCGCTCTTCCTCTTGTTCCTCATCTCAGCGTTCGGCATCCAGCTTACGTTGAACTTCCCATTGGGGTCGTCCATAAATACTACTTCCGTGTCTTTTTCCCCATTCTTCCAAACAAAATTACCAGTACGGGTAGGGAATGGATAAAGAGTACTATTATAATCAAGTTGGTCATATATCTTGGCTACGTTAAATGTTGATGTGTCAAGTGAGTCTCTGAACGCCTCATCCATTGTAAATGGAAACTGCCTGATGAATTCATTCAGCTCCTTTGCATCTCCCTTCAACGCCTCCCGCTCGTTCTTTAGGAACGTCTTTGCTCCAATGCTTACATAGTCTCCATCAATAGTTTGTACGGGTTCTTTGGGGTCATCTATAATGGGGTTGCCGTGTTTATCAAAAAATCCTTCCAACGCCTCGTATGCTGGAATGAATATGCTGTACAGTCCACTCTTAGTCCTGCCGTTCTCGTTACGCTCGTGTGGGTTGGAGTACTCCACCAGCTTCTTGAACTCACTCCCTCCCATGCTCATAGGGTTGACGGTGCTTCCCACCAACGCCTTCCCCACTATCCTACGCCCTACAATAAGGCAAGTTCTATTTATCCTCCAGAAGTCTTGCAGGTCACAGGTTTCCCACTTACCCGCTTCATCCATCAGCAGCCTGTACAGCTTACTTCCATCGTAGGCGTTTGTCGTGGTGTTCTTGTGGTCGATGATGGTGTTGAGAGCCTCGTCTCGTTGTATCGTCCTCGACTTCTTCGTCACACGCTTGGAGGGTGTACGGAACGCCAGCTCTGCTCTTGGATTGGTAGTGCCATCGAATATAGGTCTTGCCCACCAAGGCATATTCCTAAAGCCATTAACCACCTTGGAAATAAAAACTACGTTCTTGGCATCGTCCCCCGTCTTGCTCACAATACCCAGATGCTTGTCCTTCACCTGAGAGCCGTCATTTAGCAGAATAGAGGCGGACATATTCGAGTATCCCGAACGTCTGCACTTTGTGAAAACTTGTCCTATGCTCCTGCCGTCCACCTCACAAGCCTGCCAATGCAGGAACAGCTTCCTTTGAAACTGAAGGAAGTTTCCATGCCCAATGTCCAGCTTGTAGTGGGTGAGCATAAAATAATGATTTCCAGTGATGTATGTGGGGTGTCCATTATTCATAAACCACACCCCGTCCCTACGCCTACGGAAGTCTTCCCGTATCACTTTTGAATACGTCTCCCTGAGCTTTGCTGGCAGCTCGTTGAACTCATCCTGCCCACTTATCTGTGTAAGCTCCTTCGGAAATATAGGGGTGCGCCAATGTTGCAGCGCTACAGGCTTGTCCGAGAACCAGATGTCTTTCTTGAGGGGCTTTTCAGGAAGCTGTATCTTCAGCCCCTCTATCTCCACCACCTCACCCTCGGTGTCGTTAGGACATATTTTGATGGGCGTTTCCATCATTAGAGGCTGTTTATGGAGGTAATGGTGGGATTAGCCATCACTGAATTCTTCTGCGAAGCCGCCACTCCAGTCGATTTCACTCCCACTCCTGCTTGTCTCCTTGAGTTCCTCAAGCATCGTTGTGAGCTTCTGGTGTTCTACAATCAGCTCTCTGGCATCGAGTGCTGCCTGCTTGATGGACTGTAGTTCTGCCTTACGTGCGCTGCCCGTGGTTTCGGGGTCTACACCCCTCGCCACCTCGCTGGTGGTGTTCTCAATGGCAGACTCAATAGCTTTCTGGAGCTTCTTTATTGCATCTACCTCCTTGAACTTTATTGGTCGTCCTCTTCCAGCCATACGAACAACATATCTGTGTA